GGTTCCAATGTGTAGCGCTGTAAGAAACCAGCCTTTTGTTGGGCTAATGATCTGTAGGTGTCACCCGCGCTAGTTGGTTTGAATTGTTTGATGCCTGACGCAAACGCGGCTTGACGCATTGCCGTCCAACTGGCCGCTGCTAAATGATGCAATTTGCCCATTGGTTTGATGTCGCGCAATAGGTTCATTGGCAATTCGCCTGGTTTGCAATGCTGTAGATCTGCTGGCAATACCAGTTTTCTAATCGGTGGTTGCACTAGAACCAGGCTTTGATTTGAGGCCATTCGATGCCACAAGGCCAGACAATGTGCCAGTCAAAAACACCAGCAACGTGGACAGCAAATCAATTAGTTGTGCGTCTGTTGGTGCCTGCTCTGTTGGCTGATCCACGAACAAAATTCCATATATGAACGCCATGACGGTGAATGAAAAACAGATGGCCATGAGACGGCCAACAAAAACAATTAGCCCTGCATGTTGTTGTTCTGGTGTTTTAGTCACAAGCGGCCTTTGTGAAACATTGATATTCGATATTAGTTTTTGAAACGGTGCAACCACTACAACCCCACATCACTACGGCTATTAGTAGAGAATAGCCCACAAGGTAACGCCATTTCATTATGCCGTTGGCAATGGTTTGTAATTGACTTGTTCTTGTATAAACGCTTCATATTCTGCTGGTGTCATTGGCCGAACAATGTCATCTACTTGTGTATGCACCGAATCATGGGGATACATTGCAATTGCTTCTTCATATGTCATGTCATTCCCTAACTGTTTGCTAATCCGTACACGCGAATTGTTCCGCCTGTAAGTGTTCCCGTGTTCGGTGTCAATGTAAACGCTGTGTATTGCGTCGTATCTGCAAGGTAGCCGCCAGTCATAAAGAAATAATCGGCTACTCCAGCGCCCGTGTTGAACATGATTGCGTTTGTGTTTTTGGCAAGGTTCGGACCAAATAAATCAACGCTCAAGTTGATGCTGGTGGTGGTTGATCTGCCCGCGTAGTTCCAACTGCTGCCGTTTTCTGCTTTGTCGGCTGTGACAGTTGTGTTTGTGTACTGCCTATAAATGCCTGACCAGTAATATCCCGTAGTGGTGGCGCCTAACTGTAAACCGATGTTTGACCCAGCAGCGCTACCCACGCCGCCGCTGATAACAATTTTGTAATTGTCATACGTGCTACTAAACGCGCCCGTAACCGTGACGCTTCCAACAGCGCTACCGATAACCTGCGTTTTTACCAACTGTAAACCACCCGATGCAAAATTGTTATTGAGTGAGGCTGCGGTCAATACTTCACCAGCGGTATATGTTGTGATTGCCATAGTGGTTCCTATCCTAAGACATTGAGGCTGTCTAGTGTGCCATATATTGCGTTGTCCAAAATCAATTCAAACACAATTGTGGTGGGTGACGTTGACAGCATGATGCTATGCCCAGCGCCCACGGTGATGGTGTGTTCAATGCCTTCCACGCTTAGTTCCTGGGCAAGTTGGGTTGTTCCAGTGCCGCTTTGGAACGTTTTTTCCACGGTAATGGTGTTACCAATTTCGATGCTGGCCACGGTGTCGCGTTGGGCGTTGGTCAACATCAGGAAATCGGTTTCTACGCTGGTGTAGCGGGCCTCTGGTTCGCCGTTGATCAGGTAGGCGGCGGCGGTGTCAATGCTGGTTTGTTCATGTAGCAGGCTGTTGGTAATGCTGTTGGTCTGAATGAAATATGTAGCAATTGAGGCTAGATCCTCTGCGGTTGCTGTTTTTCCGTCTAGGCCTGTGACCACGGCGCGGTTTACTACCGCGTCCGCTTCGAATGATATGCCTACGCCGTTGTAGGGAATGTTGGTTCCATCATCATGGAAATCAGCCACGCTGGCAGAAAGGGTGTTGCCGATCCTGTCCTGAAATGTCAGTTTGCCGTCCGCGCTCATAAACAGTCGGCCAAATTCTGCGGTGCTGTTGATTTGGCTGATGTATTGCAAAACGTTTGTTCCAGCTGGAACGGTGTAGGCGCTGTCGTGCCCTAGTTCAACGGTGCCTGTTGCAATGTCGCGGTCAGCCAACGGGAAATCAACCTCTGGCAAATTCAACACCGTTTCAATACGCGCACCAGACAATTCTGCTGATGGGTTGAATTCGTCCAAATAGGTTTGTGCTAGCAAATAGAATTGGTCAGCGCAATACACCGTGACTGTGTCAATGCCACCTAGCGCAAAGTTGTAGTCATAGTTCACCACATAACCATTGAACAGGTCATGGGATACGTTGCTGTTGTCGTATCGAATGAGGCGCACTTCACGCATTGGTGCTAAGCCTGGTTTGCTTTCAGCGGTGTCAAAATATGGGCTATTTTCATCAAACGGATTGAACACCCCGCCCGCCAATGTATCGTTCAAAGTAAATGACATTGTGCCCGCGCTGAATTGGTCACCAACATCACGCCGTCCGCGTTTCACGCTGATGCCAATGCAGCCTTCCATGACGCTGGCAAATTCGCCTTCACCGTCCAAAACGTATTGGGTATTGTCCAGCACACCGCGCACAGGATCGTCCAATGTGAACCCGTTGACGGAAAACCCTGTTGCTACTTGTAGGTCATAGTTTCCGCTGTCAATTACTGCAACGCCTGGCATCACGCCACCTGAATGTTTGCTGGGCCTGCGCTGCGGTTGTAGGCGCGTATTGCGTTGACTACGGCCTGCCCGATTTCGGCGCTAGTTGCCAAACCACCTGTGACGTTGACGGTGATACCGCCACCCATGCCACCCATTTTTGATAATGGGATAACAGCCTCTGGGCCTGCCTCACCAATCATGGCAAGCGTTGGGCCTGTAACAATTCCACCTTCGGCCAACATTGGAATGTTGGGAACGCTAAAACCTTTACCGCCTAACCCTGGCACCCATGATGGAAAATTGAATGACAGCCTGCCAATTGTGTTGTTCCACAGGCTTGCAATGCCGTTGAAAATTGATTTGTATATGTTTAGAACAGCGGTGAAATAGGTTTTGATTGCGTCAAAACTAAATTTGACACCTGTGGTTATTGCATCAAATACTGTGTCAACGATTTTTCGGACACCATCAAATTTGAAATACAGCGCTGTCAAAATGGCAATCAGGGCAACTATTGCAATGATCACAAGGGTGATTGGGTTAGCCATTAGCGCGGCGTTCAAAAGGAAATTGGCGGCTGCGGCTAATTGTGTGTAAAGGGTATAAACCTTGATTGCCGCATTGGCCACCAGAATTGCTGCTGCGATGCCACCAATAGCCCCAGCGATAACCAAAAACGTGGTGGTGTTTTCCTGTGCCCATGCGCCCATTGCGGTCAGCAAAGGCAACGCTTTTTCAACAACAGGGATCAACGCCGCGCCAATGTTTTCTTTTGCTTCGGCAATGGCTATTCCAAATCGTTTCATCTGGCCTTCGGCGGTTCCAGCTGCTTCCGCGGTAGCGCCACCAAACGTGCCACCCAGCACGTCCATCACGGTGTTGAGGTCTGCACCCTCTTTGATTAGCGTGGCCATTTCTGGTGAAAGTGTGCGCAAGCCTTTGAAATTTCCTGCATAGGCTTTTGATAGCGCGTCAGAAACTGTGGCTAAATCTTTTCCTGTGGCCGTGGAAATGTCCATTGCCAGAGCCAAACCCTCTTGGGCTTTGCCAATGTCTTTTGTACCGCGTACCAGGCTGGCTAGGGCAGGCCTCAAATCATCGTCCGCGATACCGCTGGCCAATGACATTTTGCTAATCATGTTTTCTGTTGCTGCAACCTGTGCATCAGTAGCGCTGGCAGAAATGTTTAGTGTGCGCGCTAATTCGACTTGCGCGGCCTCATCTTCCATTGCTGCTTTTGTTGCTGAACCTAATGCGACAGCCAATCCGCCAATGGCAGCGGCGGCAGGTAGTGCAGCCTTTTTGATAGCAAACCCTGCTTTAGCGCCAGCGCCTTCAAGGCTCTGAAATTCCTTTAGGGCTTTGTCCAAACCCTTACTGTCAAATTCGCTAATGATCGGAATTTTGATTGCCATTACATCACCAGGTTTCTATTGACAGCGTCCATTACGCGTTCCACCAATTCAACCATGTTTTGTTCCACAGCGCCCGCATTGCGGTCATAGGCAGGCCACATGACGCGTGAAGGCAAACCAAACTGCAACGTCAAGGCTGAAATAAAATTGGCACCCTGGGCATTGGATCCACCCTTTTTGCCTGCCATGTCAATGATGGCGGCGGCAGGATCTTTTTGAATGATGCTGATGGTGCTGGAATTGCGTTTGCTCACATCTACTTTGACACCAACACCGCGCTGGGCTTTCTGCTGGCTGTACGGGAATTTTTGATTTCCGCGCTGTGTCCATGAGCGTTCCATACCAGACAATAGGCGCGGTGGGTAACTGGCCTTTGCATCATCAATGGCAGGTTTGGCTAGTTCCTTTGCCTCTTTGTTTATTCTCTTTCGTAAATCGGGGTCAACATTGCGCAATTCTTTCAGCGCTTCCTTCAATCCGTAAACCTCAATTTGTGCCGTGGCGCTCATCGTTTTCCCTTGCTTTGCTTATTCAACACAGTAATGACTGTTTGCAAATCTTGGGTGTCAAATTCGATGTGTGGCGGCCACCAGCCGACAGCCACTAGAACCTCTGCTAGTTGGCGGCGGTAGGTGCCGCGTCCGTAGGGTTTGGGTTTGTTTGATCCACCGCTTCAATGTCCATGTCTGGGTTTTGTTTCAACCATTCAGACCATGTGGCTGGCATAGTTTCGCCCGCCAATTTGTAAAGATGGAACGCCCAGCACACCATGTCGTTCACGCCGATGCCACGGCCATCTGACACTTTGCGGTTCTCTGATTTTTCCCATTCGCTGATCACCAACAGGTTTGTGGTTACATCGCGCGGTGGGGTGTTTTCGTTCAGGGTGATGCGTAGTTTGATTTTCATTTCAATCCTTCCGTCTGATTTGGTTTATTGAAATTTAGGCTGTCACGTCAACGCTGTAAACGCCACCTGTGAACGTCAAATCAACTGTTGCCAATTCGCCTAAAGATGAATTGATAACTGGCAGGCTTTCCAAATAGGTGTTTGTCAAAACAAAACCAGGGTTTGTGGCGCTGTCACCTGAACCGTATGCAGGATTGACTTGTACGGTGCATTTTGTGCCCACTAAATCTTTGAGGCTGGCATAGGTTTCTGCTGCAATGTATGACATGAACATTGTAACGGTCAATTCGTTGTTCTCTAGTCCGCCTGTGTAGGTGCGTGATCCTGTTCCAAATGCGGTGTCCTCTAGCGCTTCGACTGTGCGCGTCAATGTTGCAGATGTGGTTTGATCAGTTAGATCAACTAGGGATCCAATGGCTGCGCCAATTTGGACTTTTGGATTGCTCAACAGGGTGCTGGTTGCCATGTGGTTTCTACTCCTTAGGTTTGGTTTTTACTTTAGATGGTTTTGATGGCTTTTCGGTGGATTGTCTAATGAACCCACCAGATACCAAATGATCCACGTTGTCATCACCTGGGTCAAATTCGTCACCTGGCGTTCCTAAACGTGGGGAAATGATCACATATTTCATGCTGTTTGCGCCTGTTGCATCACGGTCAATTCATAGCATGGCAACATCACGCCGCCAATGTCAACGGTGGTTGGACGGCCAGCGGTCACAGATCCAACGTTTGCCAGAACGCCTGCGGTGAGGTTGAGCAGGTTTCGCATTGCGTCAAGGTTTGCTGGCCCCATTGAAATGATCTGGATTGGCCAACTGATTTTGACAATGTTGTAGTTCCATGTTTCAAATGAGCAGGCACCAATGAACGCGCATGGTGGAACAAGGTTTCGGGGATCTGTGACTACTTGCAAACCTGTGATGGTTTCCAATTTAGTTTTTAGATCGTCCAGCGCCTCATTGAACAGGTCTGTGTATGCAACGGGCATTAGGCCACCTGCGGGCGTTGAATACCTAGCAACTGTTTGATGATTGGGGACAGGCCTGTGGTTGGTGCTGTGCCCATTTCGCTAAATGATGCAAACACATCAATTGATCCGCGTTGACGGTAAAGCGCGCCACCATATTGAATTGTCCCCAGCGTCACGTCACCAGACGGGCTGGTGGTCAAACTATCGATGTATCCGCTTTCTAATCTTTTGCGGTAACAGTAAGCGTTTGCAGCGCTGGCGCATTGCGTTAGGAATGTGGTATCTGCTGCGGTAGCGGTTCCGATACCTAGCCAATCCTCAATGTTTCCTGCCGTGATCCATGTGCATACAGGGTTGTAAACAATGGTTCCTGACGATGCAACGCGCATAACATCAATTGCCGTTTTCGCAAACAACACCTGATTTTCAATTGGTATCTGGTAATCAAACAACAAATCGCCTTGCGTGTCCACACCGATGAACAGATATTGGGGCAACGCATAAACGGAATAGGTACCGTTGAACGTTGCATCAACACCTGCCACGGTGATGGATTGGCCAACTGCAATTTCATTGGGGGTGAGTAATTGCAGGACTGCGTAGTTGTCAACCAAATATTTGTTGGTGACTGTGTAAGTAGCCATGGCGGTTAGGCCGCCTTTCTACTAGGCCTGGGTGATCTTGCGGATCATTCCACCAATTGCTGCGAAGGTTGAAACGTAGCCATGGAATGACATAGTGCGACCCAAAACAGCAGGCGCTTCCAGGCTCTGCAACCCACGGATACTTTCGTAAAATTCGAAGGCATCGCCTGATCCCTGACCTACGCGGGTGATGATCATGGTTTTTGCAGCAAAGTTGCTGTCAACTACCAACTGCAGACCCAATGGGTTGCCGTTCCATGATGTTGCGTTTCCGCCACCCAATGCGTTTTGACCTGTGAGGCCTGCACCGATGAATGGGAACACAGGGCGGCCTGTGGTGTCTGCCAATTGGCCCATCTGACCCCATACGTCTGGTGAAACAAACATGTGGGTTGGCGTAAAGTTGCGGCCACTTGAAATGTCAACAGCGCTGTCATAAACAGACTTGAGCAAGTCAGCAACGGTGCCGTCCCAAACGCCAGATGAGTTTGCTGCGGTGAGCAATGCGTCTGCAGCGAAATTGTCCGATGCAATCATGTATTCACCCATGAGGTCATTCAAAATCAATTGCATTGCTGCAGGGTTGGTGAAATCAATATCCTGAACGGACAATGTGACCTGACCAGCCAACGTGGTTTTGCTTACGGTGTTTGATGCAATAACCATGGTGGTTGCCGATACTGCTGACAATTCGGTTGATTGAGTTCCAACGCTGGTGTGCGTAGTGATTGTTGGGCGAATAAAGGTTTTTTGTGCACCGCTGTCTGGGTAAGCGCGTGCGCCCAATGCTTCTACCACAGGACGAATGAAATTCA